AAATGGAGTCGAGGTTCGGTACCGGTCTGAGCATGGGTACCGAATTCTTGAAAGAAGGCATGCTTGATGGATCGGCCGGTGACGTGACGGACTCGCTCGAACCACATACGCATGAACCATGTCGGATCATTGAGCGCCCGATCATAGTAGCGAGGATGAATCGTGATCGTGACGAACCACGCCTCGGCATGCTGCTGGCGACAACGCGCCAGTTCTTGACGGAGCCGAACGTACCAGTCATTGCGGAGCGCCTTGAGGCATTCCTCACATTGACCGCACGGAACGAGCAAGCGGAATCGAGCGACATCCCACGGATTTTGAGCCAAGTTACTCATCGGCAGTGAGATATCGTGATCCTTCCTAGTATATCGACGGTTGGCAATCCAAATGGGAGACGTGCACATCAGAAGAGGGATTTCGATATGAAAAATTTCACATGTTTGTAGTAATGTGCGTATCTCGCACAATAGTCCCGCGCGTGATCAAGACGTTCGAAACGTCCAAAACGAACAGCCTTATTCTTGCCGAGAAGGGCCATTACGTCGAAGGAGAGACCTTCGTGTCCGTCATCGTGAATGATGAGCTGAACTGGCTTACCATTGATTATCAAGTTAATGCAATTCATGAGGTTTCATTTAAAAAAAGGAGGAAAGGTCTGGCAATTTAGCGATGCCTCTCTCTCCTCCCAGTCGTCAACCATTTTAAAGAACCTTGCCCAAAAGGGGCCGAACAACGCGACGACTTCCGTTATTCTTCGTCTTTTTTCTGCGCTGCTTCATAAGTTACCGGATAATCTTTTGTGGTGAAAACTAGCATGTTGGGATAAAAAACGACATTATCGAAATGCGCCATGATATCGAAGAGAAGCGTGTAAAGATCGGCGGCAGCTACATAGCGTTGACCGGGAGCGAGCGGATTTTCTTTGACCTCTTCCCAATCACAAGAGCAGGACTCCGGACGACGATCGGTCGGTACAAACTGACCATCCTGTATCTCGCCTAAAGTAACCGAATAAGCAGCCGTCTCTGGAATAATTCTCAAGACAATCTGAAAGTCCACGAAAGGATCAACTTTTGAAGTTTTCATAATAAATGGTTTTTACGTTGAACATTTGGTATAACGAAGGTGGAAAAAGATTTCGAATATTCCAAATGTTTTACAACTTTTTTTTTGAAAAATCATCTACGGGGGATGTAACTTCTTCTAACAGAGGTACCTCCGATAAATTCTCCGTATCTGTCCGAATGAGAGGTCGTCTGAACGAAATCGGAAGGCGCGGCAGAGCCACGCCCGCGGGATACAACAGCGGCTGCGGCCGCTGCAATCACAGTCTTCGCCATCGAATAACCGAATTGATTTTTTTGCGACCTGATATTGAACCAGTTAGCAGGGAGTTCCTGACCGGCCGACGCGGCACCGAGACCGAGAAGGTACTCTTGGATGGCCTTACCGGTCATCTTCCGAGTCTTTCCAGTAGGGCGACCTTTTTCATCCACCTCGGGGACATCTACGGGAGTCGTCCAATTTACCGAGAACCAATTCTCGAGGTCCGCAAGATTGATCTTCGCCTGCTCACCGAGCACCTGATCAAGCGAACCGCGGGAATTAGCGGCGTAAGCTTGCGCAAGCGTCAGAGCGAGGTTGGCGGCTGCCATTTGCTCCATAACGGGAATTTCAGCGTCGTTAAGAGCTTTAAGACGCCGATACTGCTCAACAGACCGAGCGTAGTCAGAAATAACCTGTTGGAACTGATAAGTGGCGGTCAAATCAGCATACTGGGCCGAAGCCTGCTCGATTCTTGCCAACGCATCATGGTAAGCAGCCATCGACTTGGCATCGTTCACATTGTGAGCGAGAAGCTGCTGATTAAGGTCAGCAATGGCTTTGTAATACGAGGAACCCTGTGTCTCACGCTCAATCCTCGTGGCTTCCGCAGCGGAAAGACGAGCATCTTGCTGCGCCTTTTGTTTTGTGGCGTCCATAAGGGCGTTCTGAGCAATAGCCGTAGGATCACCGGAAAAAGCGGGAGCCGAGCCGATGGAACCACTGGCCGAAGGTCCACCAGCAGAAAGTGCCGAACCGGAACCCGTACCGATCGTAGCACCAACAGATGCTCCGGATTGACCGAGAACCGCAGCGGGACTGATACCAGCCTTGGCAAAACGTTCGAACACTTTAGACGGGTCATTGTAAGCATTCTCATAATCAAACATCGATTTATCGTGTTTCAGCTGATACTCAGCGCTTTTGGCCATCTGTTCAAGGGCATACTGCTGTTGCAAAGCCATCTGTTTTTGGGCGTACTTCCACTGCCGTTTAGCTGAAATTCCACCAAACAATGCATTACCGATACCTGAACCGCCGGAACTACCGAAAGAAGAAGCAGCTCCAGAGGCGGCCGAAATGCCTAATCGTGCGATAAGTGAAGGATCAGCCATGACTATCTTTTTTTAAAGCTTCCGGTTTGCTGATAAATGATGGTGGTAGTAAGCGTATCGCCTGACTTAAAGGTCGAAGCGGACTGGGAGACTCGATGAGATGTAGAACAACTAGCAAATATGGTAACGACCGCAATTGCGACGATCAAGACGATCCATACAACTGCTCTGCCTTTATTCATCTTCTGGTCTGCGCCAATTTGATCAGTGACCTTGTCGAAAGAATTTTTAGTCGATTTTTCCTGTGTTGTCATGACTTTAGTTTTTTGTGGTGAAAGAACGATAGAAAGATTGCGCGCCGTTCAAGCATTCTCTGCCTTTTTCCTCATCCGATTCACGAACTCTCAGAAGAGGGGCCGCGCACATATCATAGAATGTCAAGTAAAGGCCCTTCGGGCTCTTTCTTCAGAAAATGTCGTCGCTATTCAAAACGCTGAATATCAACAAGAAACGGATCAATCTCCTCATAGCTGTTTTTTAGGATTATAGGGGAAGGAAAGGGGACAAGCCCCAATCCTTCTTTTTATAGAGGTTTTTGTACGGCCTATCAGCCTCACGGCCGGCCTATACCAGCCTTCACTGTGCTACGGCTGGTCGATGGAGCCTTCGGCAGAGGTGCCAGTCTTCTGCGAAGACGGCTTTTCGGAAGGCCGGGAATCGAGGGCCGAATCCACCAGTTCCTGTCCGACTTCGAGTCCGTCGAACTTGTCCATACGCGAATAGGCGTTTGGGTCAAAATCGATTTCGGGATCGAAACGATCGAGAGCCGACTGTGATCCGCCTTCGAATTTGGCATCCGGAGCACCGGGAACGAGATCGACGATCCCTTCACCCGAAAGGACCGACATAACACGCTGACCGCGAGACATATAAGTCTGGAGCGGTTCGTAAAAATTACTGTGTAACATAACTTATCGATTTGCGAGACGGGTTGCGAACGATTTATTGACGAGATTCTTCTTTTGCACTGAATATGAGAGGTTAACGAAGAAATTATCCTGAGCATTCGAGGCAAAAGGAGCATTCACTGTAGAAATGTCTGTGAACAACGTAGGAATTGTCGAGAATGCATGAGTTATTGTGTTCTTAGGAATCACGACAATAGAACGAGCCTGAATCCAACGTTGAACATCACCCCCGGACGTAGTTAGCGATCCGAATTGGCCAAGAGCCTCATCGTACGAAGCACGAAATTCGTTAAAACAAGGTTCACGATAGATTGCGATATCGGACGTGGAGGGAGCTGACGACGCAGTCAGATTGCTGAAACGAGAAAGTGGAACATCCTGATAACCAATGTCATTATACAGAGGATTGAAGTAATCGGCACCCTGATAACGTAGATAATCCGGTTTGATGTTTTGCCAATAATAAACCGGCCGAATACTCAACATATCGATCACGTACCCGGGCTCTCTAAAATAGTAGGACTGGCTGCGACCAAGGACCGAATTAAAAGCTATAGCACCGCCTTGAGTTCCAAGTGCATCCGTCGAAATTCCCTTACCAGCAGTTGCCATAATAATTTGAGCGTTAACGGTTTGCGAAGCCGAGAATAGAAGTTTCGGACGATCTACATGTTCGATGCGAGAAGCGAAGAACGTTTCCAGCCAATCCGAATATCGAGAACCGCCAGCACCGAGGAGGTCCTTATATTCCTGCAGCCGACTTGCAATCGCGAGCTGCGGAACAGTAAACGCAGAAGAAATATTCACGGCATCGCCTGAAGTACTAGCCGGAAGCATCCGAGAAAACCGGTCGGGACTCGCCGGAACCACAGCCATCGGGTGATATTGATTAAACAAGTCGAGCATCGACATGGGACCATCGGGCGAACCCTGCACCGAGGACGGGGTCTGGCCGTTGGGGTGGGTCGTATCAGCGGATCCGTTGAAAATTGGCGTGGAAGGCACAGACGTCTGAACAGCCGTCTTACTAGGACCTTCTGCTAACGCTGTGTCGGAGTTGATGATTTGATACAAAACACCCATCCTGTTGTATGTCTTCGATCCAGAAGCAACGGCGCCGGGATAGAACTGAGTTTCAAAGAAATAGTCAAGGAACGAAAGATCACCGTAACGTTGGTAGAAGTAGGAGGAAGAACCCTTGTAGACCGTCTCGTAATTAGAAGCATCTCCTTTCGAAACAACTCCCCACGATCCGGGCCATGCAAACGAGTAAAGCGGGTATTGACTATAGCTATAAAAATTGCGAACAATATCCCAGTAAGCCAAGTAAGTGTCTGCGTTCACCCACGTCGTACCGAGAAGATCTACTGAAGCCAGTGCACTACCTGTACCACTCGCGCCCACGAGAGGATTAACTTGAACAGCCCGAAGCCACGCCATCAGCGAGTTGGGATACGCATTGCCTTGATTCAGAGCATTCTTACCGGAATGATTTACATATGTACGCAAAAAATTGAGTGACAGATTATTCATGTCGAACTCAGAGCTATTCGTACGCAGCTCCGGATGATAAAGCTGAAGAGGCACCCAAAATCGATGGAGTCGAACAGTGTACGGATTGAACGTCGGAACGGCCAGCGGATTACTGCGAACATCGATACCCTGCGACATCCTCACGCGATCACGGGCATTGATAAAATCAACACGGACCGGATAAAGGATTCCGGGCGTACATGTAAATGCCTTGGATTCAGGCACATCATACCGCGAATACCCATTCACGGTATGGGAAATGAAAGGTTGTTTACCCATAAACTAGTGATTTGTTGAAGATTACGTCTTCCGAAGGTTCGAGGCCAAACGCCTGCTTCCAAATCGGAATGACTTGCTTGAAAGACTGTACAACGAAGGGGAGACCCATGTATTTTTTTGATTCAGAGTACTTTGCATAAGTTAGCATTTGGGAGAACGAACCCTTTGCAAAGGATAAGGATGCCGGATCGACCAAGAACCGCGGAGCAAGAGACCGAAGAAAGTCAGAGACCATATGGTCACCGAAATAGCATGCATAGCTGCCTGCAGACCGAATCGCGCGCTGGATTTTTTCAATGTCGGCCAAGTATCTGTCATAGTAACGAGGTATCCGATAAGTATAGCCACCATTCTTAACATTAGCGTCGAAAGTCCACGTGCTAGTAGAAAAGCTAGGACGAGGCTGAGAACCGAGAAAATCGCCAACACCGGGACTGACAAATTTTCTAGTATAGCGGCGATCGGAGAGTTTGAGGCGAAGTTTGTCAGAAATGTCATAATCATCTGTGTTTAAGTTTTTTACAACGTACTTAACGCAATATCGAGCTCGCTTGGGAGTGGCTTGACAAAGCCAAACGAAGCCGAATTTCGAAACGATCCGGCGTAGTGTATTGTAACGCATCTTCGGATCAAAAAGGAAGCCGTGGAAATGGAGTCGAGGTTCGGTACCGGTCTGAGCATGGGTACCGAATTCTTGAAAGAAGGCATGCTTGATGGATCGGCCGGTGACGTGACGGACTCGCTCGAACCACATACGCATGAACCATG